AGGCGGAGCAGATTCAACTTTCCTACAACACCCAAAAAGAGATTGAATCCTTCACCGCCTCGCTAGACGCGCTTGCGCTGACGGCGGAAGAAAAGTCTAAGATGCTTGTAAAACTTGAAGAAGTGCAGGCTGAAGAACGCGCGGCTATCATGCGTGAAAGCACACGGGGCATCAGCGACTTCCTAGATTCGCTACGTGTTGGCGGGCTATCAGGCACCACGGGCATGGGGCGGTTGGCTTCGGCGGGCGAGTTGTTCAGTCGTGATTTGGCGGCGGCGCAGACGGGCGACAGGACGGCCCTTCAGCGCATCACGCAATCGTCTGAGACTTATCTGAATTTGGCGCGGGAGATTTATGGTTCTACCAGCGCCTTCCACGGCATCCGTTCTGGCGTTGTATCTTCGCTTGAAAACCTAGTTTCCAACCCGGTCGGGCAGCAACTTCTCAATATCAGCGACGTGCCCTTCGTCAAAGAAATGGCCGGGCTTGGGCAGACGGCTTTTGAGTCCGCCTCGCTGGAATACAACAAGCAGTTTAATGATAAGTTGGAATCGCTTCTTCCGATAGCCGAAGCCATCAAGACTGCGGTTGAAAAGACGGCAGATGTGCAGACGTATGTGGCACAGCAAGATTTTATGTTTGACGCCGAATCGGGTGCGGGCGGATTTGGCGGTGACATGGGTGGTGGCGGCGGGATGGCAGCGGCACTTGGCGCGGCCCTCTACCACGGTAAGGTCATGGCATACGCCAACGGCGGCATCCCTGACTACGTGAACAGCCCCACGCTGGCGCCCATGGCCTTGTTTGGTGAAGCAGGTCCCGAAGCCATCATGCCGCTACGCCGTGGTCCTGACGGGCGCCTAGGCGTAGAGGTGAATGGCGGCAACACTCAAGCCGTTGTCGGTGAATTGCGCGCCGTCAGGAACGCGATTGAGTCTTTGGAAGAAACCGTTGCACGGAATGATGCGGACCAAGGCAGCGCCCTACTTGAAGCCGTCTCCGGTCTTCAGATACAGATTGGCGAATTGAGAGAAGAACTTCGCACATCCCGTCTGAGGGCACAATGAGTTCGACCATCACTGTAGCAAGCGCCGGGATCGAGGAATCGGTTTGGCTGATCGAGATCAACCCCGATCCTGAAGGCGTTGGCGATCCGCGCCCATCCCAAATGTTCATGCCATCAGGCGCACCCCTGTCGGCAATCGACATCCAACAGTCTGCGGTTGTGGCTTCTGTAGCAACCATTAAAGTGTCAGATCGGGGCTGGATACAAGAGCCTAGGGATACCGGGGCAGAAGAGGTATACCCCCCGCGCCTACTAGAACCTCCGGCTGTTGAACGCTTTATCCCTGTCTATCCTGGCGAAGGTCGTAGGAGTCAAATCGAAGCAGGTGAACTGCGCCTGCGTAACGTAGACGGGGCGCTAGACTCAATCGCGGGCGAATGGGCGATTGGTGGGCGCGAAGTGAAATTGATTCGCGCCCCGCATCGGCGCCCAAATCATGCGGAGCGATCAACTTGGGTAGAAGTGGCGTCGCTTCGAGCCTCAGAGGCGTTTGAAGGCACCGACACGCTGCGTATGCCGCTTCGCTCAGCAGCAGCAGACTTACTAGGTGCCGCGAACAGCCTCTATACGGGGGCAGGCGGAGCAGAAGGCGATGCTTCTCTGCGTGGTGTAAGCAAGCCCCGTATTTTTGGTTTTGTCCGAAATGTGCAACCCACATTGGTAGATGCTGCGAACAGAATCTACCAATTACATGACGGTGAAGTTGAAGAAATCGTTGCGGTTCGTGACCTCGGTGGCTTGCTTGAATTAAAAGAAAATGAGGATTCGTATGCGTCTTTGGTTGCGGATAGTCCTGCTACCGGCAAATACACTTCTTTCAAAGGCGGAGGGTTCATAAAACTTCATGACGACCCGGTTTTCCTCACAGCCGACGTGCGCGGCAGCACGTTCGGCGGGTATGCGTCTACGGCGGCGCTTGTCGCCGCGCAAATCCTACAAGTGGCGGGGGGCGTAGCCAGCGCCACAGCGTCCACGTTCTCCACTTGGCCCAACACGGAAGTTGGAATTATTGTAAGAGAAGGCACCGCCGAGGATGCTATGGACCGACTAGCCGCTGCTCTCGGCTCGGTATGGTGGGGGCCAAATACTCTTGGTGAATTTGGGGGCGGCGTCATCACGTCGCCAGAATCGGCAACAATTATTATCGAACCATATATGCTTTTGGATGCACCACAAGAAACGTCAGGCTCTACTCCTCCGTGGTGGCGGCTACGAGTGGCGTATCAAGAAATAGACGTTACTCAAGAAGGCAGCGACGTATCTGATTCTCCGTTAGTTTCAGACAAAGATTTTTATAGCAAAAAAAGACGGTATGCCGTCGCCTCTGACGCTAACGTAAAAATCCGGTATCCACTTGCCGTGGACGGCCCCGAGTTACCCGGTGTTATTGAATCGAAAACCGCTGCAAGCACTTTGGCGGAATCACTTTTAACTATCTACAAGGCGCCTCGGCGGACGTGGACCGCCCGAATTGGTCCTCGGGCTGGAAACATTAACTGGTGGGCGTTGCCTGTCGGGACCGTCGTAAAATTGAAATGGCCGGGGATACCGACGTTGGCGGGAGAGGGCAAGGACTTTCTTGTTAGGGGCATTTCTGCTAGAGGTGACTACGCCGAATTGGAGTTGTGGGGCTGATGGGCGCTGTTCTGTCATGGAAGAATTGGGCTGAGCAACTTGGCGCTTCACTCGAAGTCTCAAGTTTTCAAGGCGCGCTTGGTGCGCGGGGGATGCTCACGACTCAAGTCCAAGATATCTGGCGCAGCAGCACTTGGAACAGCAGCACGAGTGCCATCATCAATCTAGATTTAGGCGCGAGTCGGACTATCAAACTCATAGCGTTCGCTGCTCCGCGAGATGGTGTCCTACCGCCTTCCGGTGCAACAGTTGCCATTCGAGCAAGCAATCTGGTTGCGGGCGGAACAGACGCTCTCAATCTTTCCGCTGCCGCGTTTACACTGAACCCGTGGGGAGTGTGGGGGTGGCGGTCAAACGCAGGTATCACCGCTAGATACATTCGCCTTACATTTGTAGGGACAGGTTCTTCAGGTCTAACCTATATCCAACTTGGGCGTCTATGGGTTGGGGATGCACTTATCACTCAGTATTCTTACGGCTATGGGCAGACAAGGTCATTTCGCGATCCTGGCATCTCTAGTCGCGCTGCTTTGACCGGCGTTCGATACGTTTCGGCGGGGTTGTCTTACCGTGTAGAACGAACCTCTTTTCCGTTTCTGACTCAGACAGAGGCGGATACAGTCGTCACGGCTGCTGGTGAAGTCGGCACAACCAAACAAATTTTCTTTGCAAAAGAAGAAGAGTTTCTAGGTGACGGTATTTTTGGGCATTTCTCTGAAGTGCCAGCTGTAAATAGACAATTAGAAGATTTGTGGACAACAGACTTTACAATTGAGGAAGATGCGTAATGGGCGTCCCTGTTTTTGTTGGTGATCGCGTTCTAGTAAAAGTTGCCGTCACTGGAACCGCGCCTTACACTATCGGCTCGACCGTCGATGGTTATTTGAATCCAGCATCGGCAAATGTCGCCACAGGGTCTAGAGTCGGTTACGTTGCTGTCGATAGCCTAACGCAGCCAACAGTTTTTGAAGTTGGCGAAGGGACGTTTACTGACGCGGCTTCAGATACGATCAGCAGGGACACAATTCTAGCGACTCATCTAGGCGCCACGGGAACCCCGTCAGCGTATAGCTGGCCGAGTGGTGGGTCAAAATATTTGTTCCTCGCCCCTTCTGCTCGCCGCTTTGTCATGTATGACAGCGACGGCAATCTGACTTTGAAAAATACGGGTATCACGGGCGTCACCAATATCAACGACGGCCCGTTGGCGGGATTCCGAAACGCCATCATCAATGGTGATTTTGATATTTGGCAAAGGGGCACTTCTTTTAGTAGCCCCGCTTTCAACGCTTATACGGCGGATAGATGGTTCATTATCTTCGATGGCGCGAGTGCAATCAGAACGATTTCCCGACAACAGTTTATTGTCGGCCAAACAGATGTCCCCGATCAGCCGCGATATTATCTGCGATTTGCTCAAAGCTCAGCAGGCAGCGGGGCTACGTATAACGTATTGCGACAGCGTATTGAGGGCGTCAGAACTTTTGCTGGGAAAACAATTTCGGTTTCGCTATATGCCAAAGCGGTATCATCGCTTACTCTCCCGAAAATTGAATTTATTCAGTATTTCGGAAGTGGCGGTTCGCCAAGTGCGGACGTATTTACGACGGTGGTGGCAAGTCAAAGCATTTCTGCTTCTTGGGTAAAATACACATACAGCGTAAGTATCCCATCAATTAGCGGAAAAACAATCGGGACGAACAACGACGACGATCTATCCTTTCTAATTTATCTACCGATTAATACTACTTTTACTTTTGACGTGTCGCATATCCAGATTGAACCGGGCGCCCAAGCCACTCCGTTTGAGCGACGTCCGCTTTCGGTCGAACTCGGTCTGTGCCAGCGGTATTACTGGAAAACGTTCCCTCTCGAAACGGCTCCAGCGCAGAACGCAGGGGTGACAGGTGCGCTTGGTTTTGGCGTTCTAGCCGCAAGTGCCAATGCGGCTTACACAGGTTTTGCGTTCTCAACCCGCATGCGTATCGCACCAACCATGACTTCTTTCAACCCTTCAGCAGCAAACGCGGAAGCCAGAAACACCGCGAACAACGCCGATTTTTCATCCACATCGTTAACCGCAAACGAATGGGGGTTCTATTTTACCGCAACAGCGGGGGCGTGGGCTGTGGGGAGTCTATCGAGGCTCCACGTTACCGCTAATGCGGAGTTGCCGTAAGGGGGCCAACATGGCGCTAGATGAATGGACAGTCCGTGAATTGGCCACCCAAGGCGCCGTGGCTGGCGGCATGGGCATGTTGGGCCGCATGTTGGCGTTGGCCATGGCTGCCAAGCGCCCCGCAGGCTTGTGCTTGCTGTGGGAAATCCCTATGGCTATTGGCATGGGCGTGGTCGGCAAAGGTGTTGCTGACGCCTTCGGCCTGACTGGTTTTTCTAATTTTGCAGTCATCATCGCCATCTCGTATACCGGGCCACGGCTTATCGACATCGCCGTTGCCAAGTATGCCGAAGGCAAGTCGATCAAGAACGTCTAATTTATGGAGAACGACATGACGGTTCGCAAAGTCAACCAAGAAACCGTAGACCTCATCAAGCGGTGGGAAGGCTTTCGCGCTGAGCCATACAAATGCCCCGCAGGCGTAGACACGATTGGCTATGGGCATACCGCCACCAAGTCACTTATGAAGCGTGGGACCAAGATCACTGAGGCCCGTGCCGCAAAGCTGCTTCGCTCCGACTTGGCTATTTACGAAAAAGCAATTTCAGAAATGGTCTCGGTCGATTTGACTGACGGGCAGTATGGCGCCCTCGTTTCGTGGTGCTTCAACGTCGGCATTAGCGCGGCGCAAAAGTCTACGCTTATCAAGAAACTGAACGCAGGCGACTATGAAAGCGTGCCAAAAGAGTTGGCACGCTGGAACAAAGTGAAAGGCACCGTTGTGCCTGGATTGGTCAATCGCCGCGCAGCCGAAGCGG